GAGGGCATTGGCTACAGGGCATCTACCTATAAAGCTAACGCTGTTTTAGTTTCTGCTGTAGCGTCAGCAAGGGCATGGGAGAATGACGGTAGGAGCGCTGTTATCGGCAAAGCCGTAACAATTACCGGTGATGGTGAAGTAGGTTTTGGTAATGACGGTGCTCCGTTGCTTGGCAAAATTAACCAGTATGAATTTGACGGCTATGTGACTGTCCAGGATGCAGGTTATACCGAATTTGACGGTGTTTCCGGCAGCCTTCCCAATGCTGGAGATTATCTGGTAGTTGATGGTAAGGGTGCTGTTAAGGCTTCTACTGGCGCTACTGGCCCAGCTAAGGCGGTTAGCGTTGATAGTGAAAACAAAAAAGTTATGGTTCTGATTTGTTAACTTGGCATTAAAAAGAAAGGAGAGTGACCTTTAATTGGCAGATAAAATTGTTTTAAGTCGTACTATGTATGACCAGGCGAGAGCTGCAAAACAGACTATTTCGCAGTTCTTAGAACAAAAATACCCGACCCCTGAAGGAGAAAAACTTGATGCCTTCCAGAGAGCTTTAAAGCAGGAAGGTATTTTTACTAGGTCAATCTATGATAAGGGTATTAGCGCAAGCGAAGTGGAAGCATTTTACAGGACAGAGGAAAGCAGGTTTTTATTCCCTGAATACATTGCAAGAAGCGTAAGGGAAGCCATTGTGCAAGATACCATGCTTCCTTATTTGGTGGGTGTATTTACTACTATTGATTCTGATACCTATAGGACATTCTATGTTGACGATCAACCCGCTAAGCAGAAGAAGAAAAGAGTAACAGAGGCAGCCGAACTGCCGAGAGTAAAGATTACCGGGCGGGATCAAGTTGTCAAGATTTATAAATTCGGTAGGGCTATCGAAGCAAGTTATGAAGTCCTTCGCCGGATGAAGAT